CCTACATGGGAAATCACCGGAAACCGCCCGACCTTGGGTCGCACCTACAGGCGCACACGACATCTACAAATCAGGGGAATATATGATTTACACCGATGGCAAGACGTACAGGTGCAATGCCAATACAAATTTCTCTCCCGTAGACTACGCCGAGGCGTGGACTGAAGTGTGAGGTACGCCTATGACAGTTAAAATTGATGCAAACACTATAATCACAGCTGCTGCAGTCATTACGGCTGCTACCGTTGTTTTCGGATTCATTTTTCGCATTTATCAGTGGTATCTCAGTCGTAAAAAAGATAACGCGGACATCACGCGGATAAAGGAAGAAAACTGCTTGATCTGTTTCGCGCTGTCTGCATGTCTTGACGGACTTACACAGCTCGGCGCGAATCACACGGTCCCTGTAGCGAAAGATAAGCTGGATAAATATCTGAACCAGCAAGCGCACAAATAAAGAAAGGAGATAAACATGAGTAACAGTCAACTTGTTGATTACACCTGCATATCACCGAACAGGTCCAGCCCGCGAACTCATGCGATTGACACGGTGACGATACACTGTGTTGTTGGGCAATGCACCGTTGAGACGCTTGGGAACATATTTGCCTCTCCCTCTCGACAGGCGTCCTCAAACTATGGCGTCGGCAAGGATGGAAAAATCGGCTTGTATGTAGAGGAAAAGGACCGATCATGGTGTTCTGGCGGGTATGACGCAAACGGAAAGCCTATTCGCGTGAATGGCATATCCGGCGCGGACAATGACCAGCGCGCGATTACAATCGAGGTCGCAAGCGATACGACTGACCCCTACACTATCACGGATGAGGCTTATGAGGGTTTGATTCGGCTGCTTGTTGACATATGCAAGCGTAATCCCGGTATAGGTCGTCTCAGATGGCAGGGCGACAAAAGCCTTGTCGGACAGACGGACATGCAGAACATGACGGTGCATCGCTGGTTTGCACGTAAGGCTTGCCCCGGTGACTATCTGTACGACCGCCATGCAGCGATTGCCGCAGAGGTGAACAGGCGACTTGACCGCGAGGAAGGAAAGGAGGACAATGCTGTGAAAGAATGGTGGGAAGAACCTCTTGCGTGGGCAAAGGAAAACGGTATCATTTACGGTGACGCAAACGGAAACTTGAAGCTTGATGAACCGTGTACACGCAGACAGATGATAACCTTCCTGTACCGTCTCTACAAGCTGCTCGTGAAGAAGCTGGGAGGCTGACACAATGTCAAAGGAAGAAAAGCTGACAGCGAAAGAACGACGGCGGCAGAGGAAATACGTCCAGTTTTCCAAAATACTTGCCGGGAGCTTTGCGCTGTCCATGACCCCGGTATCCGTATACGTGATACACCGCTGTCTCACTCTCGCAGAGCTGGCTATCACATGTGATTATATGGGTGCGCTACCCTATCTGACGGCAGTTGTAGGCTTCGTAGAGGCGGCGGTTACAATCGTTCTCGGATTCTATTTCAGCAACAGCAAGGCGGAAAAGGTTGCGAATGCGCAGTACGAATTTCGGAGCGCACAGCAGGATGATCCGCTGAACAGAGATTTCTAATAAAGGAGAATTACATATGAATAATATCGTCATTGACGGCGTTGCTCTTACGTCCGTTGTCGGAATTGTTGCGTTCATCGTTTCAGCTATCGTTGAGGTGACAAAGAAAATCAAGCCGTTTTCGTTAATGCTCACACAGCTCTGGTGCATCATCGTATCGGTTGTAGTTTGCATTGCCGGATATTTCGGCTATTGCGCTTACGCCGGAATTTCACCCGTTTGGTATCTGGCAGGGGACGCGCTGATCGTTGCGTTCATCGTTGCCTATGTTGCTATGTACGGATGGGATACGCTGAAAGAACTGTACGACAGATTTACTGGCGGCAAGAAAAAGGAGGAATAAAAATATATGAAGGACCTGAATGAAACAGTTGCGCTGATGAACAGCGATGATTATAAGGATCGCTTTTGTGCCGAATACTGGCAGCTCAAAATCCGGTATGAAAAGCTCCACGCCACTCTCATCAAAAATGAAGCCGGCACGCTCGGATTCGACCTCAGCTGTCCGGCATACGTTCTCGAAAATCAGTATCGGCATATGGGCGAATACCTTCATGACTTGGAGCTTCGTGCGGAAATCGAGAAAATCGCCCTCACTGAATAAGGTGTAACAAACCGTGTAACATGCCTGTAACACAAGCCAACAATGTTACAAACGCGTGTAACACGTTACGCGGTTGTTACAAAATCTGTTACGCTGATTTTCTGACGATTCCTCTTAATATCTCAAATTTTCTCGCGTTTTCTCCTGCGTGTAACAATGTAACATATTTTTCCTAATATACTTATAATTATAGGATTTATAGGCGCGTCCGCTATGCGCACATCTATACGCGCTATATACGCGAGTATTATATAGGAAAAATCCGTTTTTGTTACAAAAGCAGGCTCGAGACAGCAAAAGCCCGTGGAAACCTTCATTGAGTTCCCACGGGCCTTTTGTGTAGCTCATAATCCATCCGACACGAATTCGTGTACAGCGTCACACCTCTTCTCCTGTGTCGCGCATGATAAGTTTTGCCTCATAGGTACAGTTAAGAACTTCGGCAATGGCGCGGATTTCCTTTTCGGAAAAGTTATCTCGTGACAGTTTATTTGAGAGGTTCTGCCGGGTTGTTCCGATTGACTCTGCAAGCGTTCCGAGCGTCATTCCTCTGCGGTTCATCAGTATTCTGATTTTCTCGCCGATTGACAGCGACATTCTAATCACGTCCTTTCTATAGGCACATTATACACTGATTTGTTTCGTCTGTCAAGATTCAAACAAAAAATAAATTATAAAGTTTCGTGAAACCTCTTGACAAGTTACACTATCGAGTGTATAATGTTATCGCAAAGGAACAAACGAAACAATAACGGAGGATAAAATGTATATCGGTAATAATTACATGGTGAGCACAAAACTCGTGAACGGACTCTATCATAACGAATACTTCATTGACGAAAAAAGCGCGATTGCATATGCAAACGAATGCTACAAGCGCGGAGACATGGAGATAGAGCTATTACATCGTGGGAAATGTGGCTACTACAGAGTGAAAAAAATCGTCAGAAAGTTCGTGGGAAGTTCGCTATACGAAGTTAAATAACGCAGAGTGACGGGAGATATTCTCCCGGTAATGCGGTCACAAGCTCATGCAGAAAGGATTATCAAAATGAAAATTGCAAAGAATCTTAAGGTTGGTGATCTCGTAGAAATTCCAATTTACGAATTTGCACCACTAAGGAGCGGCTGGAATGGATGGATTTTTCGTGTTGGTGTTGTTGAAAAGCTGTATATTTCTAAATCCGGCAAAAAATGCGCAACAGTTCGTTATTGCAGCAGATGCGCAGGCAGATATGAATTGCTCCCTGCAAAAGAAGTAACAAAGAATGTGTTATGTGCGCATTGCTTCAAGTATGAACGTCTCGAATTGGCGACAAGAAATTATCGTGAGTTTCGTGAAGCAGAAAAGAATGGTGAAGAAGTATGTTGGAGTGAAGATATCGCATTTCTCGTACAGAATGGTTTTATCGAAGGTATATGAAGGAGAGGCATAAATGTACTACAAATACACGCTATTAAAAGATTTGCCGGATGCAAAAGCAGGAACATCATGGACGCTTCATGAACCACCAGAAGAATTAAAGAAAAAGTACCACGACATATTCAGTGATAAAACAATAAGCGTCCGCAACGAAAATCAATTCATCAACTTGAAAACAGAGACACTAAAAAATCCCGAATGGTTTAAAAGAGAAATCGACGAAAGATTTTTGATGGAAATCAAATGCCCGACTTGTGGCGAGACACACGGAAGGATGTACACTACTAAAGAATACAAGTATGTTTGGGACGATGACGCACATGAGAATGTGTTTTCGGTTTGGTTTGAATTCGCGTGTGGACATGGCACTTGCAAGATTTTTACAGAGAACTATTACAGATAAGGAGAATGCATATGAACATCACAAATGAACGACTGAGAAACCTTTGTATTAAGCATCAATGGTTCACCGAAGGATCGAGCAGACAGTATGACAAACTGTTTTACGCGAACAGTCATGGTGCGCCGCTTGAAGAAATCGTCACGATGATCTGGTTGTGCAGCGACACTGAAAAATGGTGCCGGCACGACATCAAAAGTAAACTCACATCTGATACTGACCCAATTGTTGAATATACAGTCTGGTGCGTAGATAGCGCGTCATGTTTAAGCGGTATGATTCACTCTCGCCTGTTCTCGGATTATGAATCGGCTAAAGCGTATTATGACAGCATCGGTGATGACACATACCGAAAAATGTATCAGACGCCGGACATTTGGGGATGGACTGAACGAAAATGGAAGGATGGTGAAACCATATGAGCAAAGCTGTATCGCAATATGCCGAACGCGGTAATGACTTTTATCCAACCCCTGACGCACTTATTGACCGAATGCTGTCCGAAGTGAACTGGCGCATGATACAAAACATTCTCGAACCGAGCGCGGGCAAGGGTGACATCGCGCATAGAATACTCGTGCAAAATTACACAGATAGCTATAACGCAGAAAATCAATTCAACGGTATCAGCATAGATTGCATTGAAGTTGATCCTCAGCTTGCGCGTATTCTGAGATATAATTTCAGCTATGAAAAAGCGGGTGTATATCAATCTGAACTTGATAAGTTTCGTGGTTTGGATTACCGTACCATCTCTCCGGAAATCAATCTTAAATGTAAGGAGGCTACCCGCGAAAAGAACATTTGTAACAGTGGAGCTGTTCACCTTGTGTTTGACGATTTTCTCAGATACGAGCCGCTGAAGGAATATGACCTCATCGTAATGAACCCGCCATTTTCGGACGGATGCACGCATCTGCTGAAAGCGTTGGATGTGCAAAAGCGCGGCGGTTCTATTATTTGCTTGCTGAATGCGGAGACGATTCGTAACCCCTACACGCAGCAGAGGAAAGAACTGCGGCGACTGCTTGATAAGTATGGCGCGTCTATCGAATATATTGAAAACGCATTTGTTCACGCAGAAAGGCAAACCGATGTCGAAGTCGCGCTTATTAAGGTGTGTATTCCTTCCGCTAAAGAAGAGAGTGAATTCTATGAACGAATGCGAAAGGCTGAAAAACTGAATGATAATTTCGGTGAAAATCCGTCTACAGAGCTTGATGTCACCGATTACATAAAATCTGCTGTATCTCATTTCAATGTTGAGGTAAAAGCGGGAATTTCACTCATTCGGCAATTCAGAGCGTTTCAGCCTTATATGCAGAAGTCTTTGCGTCCCGAAACAGCTTATGATAACGGCAGCATTCTCCGTCTGACCGACTCCAATGATCGCGGTTATGACAATGTTTCGATAAACTCCTACCTTGAAAAAGTGCGGCTGAAATATTGGAGCGCGCTTCTTTCTAACCCAAAGTTTTCCGGGAAACTTACAAGCAAGCTGCAAGAAGAATACCGAATGAAAGTCAATCGGTTGCAAAATTACGATTTCAACGAGTACAACATTCAGGTACTGTCTACGGAAATTATGGCACAAGTACGAACGGGTATTGAGGACGAAATAGCCGCTATGTTTGATCGTTTAACAGCTGAGCACACTTGGTCGCCTGAATGCGCGGCGAACCGACATTACTACGACGGATGGGCGACAAATAAGGCGTGGAAGGTGAATAAAAAGGTCATCATCCCCTGTTATGGTCTGTTTGATACCTATGACGGATCGCCGCGAAAGTATAAGGCTGTAGAAGTACTTTCAGACATCGAGAAGATATTGAACTTCTTTGACGGCAATATGACCGCTGATGTTAATCTTGATACACAAATCGGGCAGAGCTTCAATGCTGGTAAAACGCGAAATGTCCAATGTAAATTCTTCACGGCAACATTCTACAAGAAGGGGACGGTTCATGTTGTTTTTACGTGTCCGGAGCTGCTTGAACGGTTCAACATATACGCAGCTCAAAATCGCGGATGGTTGCCGCCGTCATACGGCAAGAAAAAATATTCAGCTATGGACGCGGAAGAGAAAAAGGTTATTGATTCATTTCAGGGGGAGAAGCAGTATGAGAAGGTGCTGCAAAATACCGGGTTCTATCTGGCTACACCCATAAGAACCGGAATGACCACGCTGTTACCGGAAGGAGAAAACATGTGAAGTATATCCCATTTGAAGTTGTATGCGACATAGTAAAAGCTCTTGAAAGGCTTGGAATACTGGAAATCGCAACAATGCAATCATTACGAATTGTGGAAATCGCTTACAACCGATATTACGTTTTTTGCAGTTCGCCCATTTATGAAGCTATAGGCATATGGGATTCACAGCGGAAAACATTTGTCGATTGAAAGGAGTGAATTAATTATGAAGGCAAAAATCCCTTTTGAAAGAAGAAACCCTAAAGGTGCGGCGGCGTCAAAGGCAGAAATTTTGCGGCAAATCGTTGAAACCAGCAAAGACTACGAGCTTGAAACTGATGCGCTCTTCCTTTGGACGCTGCACGTCAGCCCTAAATACCGCCTCGGGCTGGGTCGTTTGCGTGAGTTGTATGAAGAGGTTTTTCAGTTGCGAAAAGAAATCCATGAATTCTATCGCGCCAAACCGGAAGAGAATCCGCAATGCAATGCGCACGAGCTTGAAAACGAAAATAAACAAATGACCTATTTCGTTTTCAAACACAAGCTAAAGGAATACGGACTTGACATTGACGCGGAATATAACCGTCTCGATGATAAGTATAAATTAAAATAGCAGGAGGTCATTTGTCATGATTCAAGAGATAGAGGGAGATTTGCTGTGCTTTCCGGCTAACATCCTTTGTCATCAGACAAACTATTACGGTGTGATGGACGGTGGAATAGCGGCGGCTATCCGGATGAAAATTTTAACGGACGAGCAGTACAACGAATACAAGGATTACTGCATGTATTTCGGACGTCAAGCACTTGGAACGGTGTTGTACAGCACGATCATCCCCGGCGAGAGGTATATTGCAAACTGCTTCAGTCAACGTGATTTCGGAGCGCAGGAGGTATTAACGGACTATGAGACTTTTCGGCAATGCCTTGCAAAAGTCGAACAGACCGCTAAAATGGCGGGATGGTCCGTTGCGCTTCCGGGCTATATGGGCTGCGGCATTGCCGGAGGCGACTGGGATATTGTATCAGGCATCATCCATGACGTATTCGCGGAATCGCCGGTACCGCTGACCGTAGTATATTGGAGCGGCGGACAGTATCGGTAAATTTCTTCTCCGCATAGAATTAACATCACCTAATTATAGCTTGTTGGGCAAAAAATGTTGTAATTATCTTAATTATATTGACTTATTATAGCAAATGCTATATAATTATAAAAAATTATAAAGTGGGTGTGGTGCTATAATGTTCTCAGAACAAGTAAAACACGTTCGTAAGATTCTTAATTATAGCCAAGAGAAGTTAGCCAAAACAGTAGGAGTGAGTTTTGCTACCGTAAACAGATGGGAAAACTCTAAAAATACACCAAGCAAGCTAGCACAAAAATCGTTTTATGATTTTTGTGAAAGCAATTTTATAGATGTGAAAGAACTTAAAAAGCTCTGACATTTTACAACGCGTTGGATGTAGTTTAGGAGGTAGTCGTATGGCCAGAGCAGATTTATTATGTGAATTAATTAAAGCAGGTCTTATAAAAGACGATATTTCTTTTAGAAAAGCTGCAGAAGCAATTTGTGCCGAAGAAAGGTCAAAACAACATGAAATATTGGCAAACAAAATCGGAGAATTGCTAAACATCAAACAATACCAGAGTAATTTAAATACACGAAATTCCCCTCAATTTATCAACTCGTCAAATAATACCGCCAATCAACTTTTTCATGAAAAAGTACCTAATAAATGTTTGAATCAGCTTTTACTACCTGAAAATGTTTATAAATCTTGTCGTGATTTAATCGAAGAACAAACCCGAGCCGATTTGCTTCGTTCATATGGTCTTGAGCCTAGAAATAAACTTTTATTAATTGGTCCCCCTGGCAATGGTAAAACTTCAGTTGCAGAAGGAATTGCAGAAGCACTTATGGTTCCTCTTTTAACGGTTAGGTACGAGAGCATAATCGGAGCATATTTAGGCGAAACAGCGTCTAGGCTTTCAAAACTTTTTGAACATGTTAAAACAAGGCAATGCGTATTGTTTTTTGATGAATTTGACACTATAGGAAAAGAGCGCGGAGACCAACAAGAAACAGGCGAAATCAAAAGAGTAGTTAGCTCATTGCTACTGCAAATCGACGATTTACCTAGTTATGTAGTAACTATCGCTGCAACAAACCACGATGCCTTACTTGATAAAGCGGTGTGGAGAAGATTTCAATTAAAACTTGAACTTCCAAAACCTACTCGTGGAAATCTTGAAAACTGGTTTTCATTATTCGAGAAAAGAATGAATTTTTCTTTCGGATTAGAACCTAGTACTCTTGCAAAAAAGCTTTACGGAAAGAGTTATGCAGAGGCTGAAGAGTTTGCCTTATCAGTTTATAGAAAATTCATTTTAAGATTACCTAAAGTTAAAGCAAAAACAGTAACAAATGAACAACTAAAACTATTCGGATATCAAACCGAAGAAGAGTAAGGATGTGTAAAAATGCCCGAAAGACCGTTAGTTCTATTTGCGCAACCAGCCACCGCAGATAAAGAAAAAATGTCCAGTGGTCCATCTAATTTTCATAAGCCTACATTTGCTCAACAAAAATCTCTAATCTCTCCTCAATTTGCTGTTCTTCAACGAGCTTTTGAAAACGGTAATGCTAGAATGACTTCGTCTGCAAATGCAGTTGAACCAGAATACACTATTGTGTTCGAAACAGTTGGCAATCCAAGTGAATTCTACACAGCCGTAAACAAACTTAAGACTAAATATCCTAATGTAGAATGGCTAATGGAGTTATCAAGCACCTGTCCTAATAATAATGAATTTTATGCAATTGATAAAAAGGGAAATCGTGACGATACTAAGCAATTAAAAACAAAAGTTTTTTGCATATTAACAAATCAACAAGCGTTATCGCAAATTCTTTCGCTTTGGAAAAATTATAGTTCAAATGAACAATTTAAGTTTGAATCAGGCTTAACTGGATTCAAACATTTATTCTCGACATTAAAGGATGTCCACCAATGGGGAATACAAGAAAGAATAGAGGACACGGGCTTGTTGGAAGAATGGAACGAAGAATTAAAGTACAATCCAAATAATACAGTAAGAACTCAAATTGAGTTATTCTATCGTTCATCTGAATATAAAAGAAACTCATCGGAACAAAGAATTACCAATTTAATTACTTCAGTAGGAGGAACTGTAATCAGTCGTTCTCTTATTCCTGAAATTCAATATCACGCCATTTTGGCAGAAATACCAAAAGCATATGCACAAAGAATTCTTGGTAGAGAAGAAGTAGAGTTGGTTCTTGCGGATGAAATAATGTTCATGAAAGGAACAGGTCAAACAATTATGGTAGGACTGTCAGAAGAAACAGACGAGTTCGCGTCTCTATCGGCACCTACCAGAATTATTAACGAACCTATTATTGCTTTATTTGATGGAATGCCGCAAGAAAATCATCCTTTGTTAAGCAACCTCCTTTTAGTGGATGATCCAGATTCATTAAGTAGCAATTATCCAGTAGACGAACGTATCCATGGCACATCAATGGCTTCGTTAATATTACGTGGTCAAACTATGAATTCAATAAAAGAGGATATTCATAGAATTTACGTGCGCCCCATTATGAAATCTCAAAAGGACTGGCGAGATATCATAGAAGAATTTATACCCGACGATTTCTTAATTGTAGATAAAATACATGAATGTGTTCGACGTCTTTTTGAACCAGTTGCTGGAAAAGTTGCTCCTTCGGTTCGTGTGATTAACTTGTCGATTGGAATATCCTATCGTGAATATTATAATCTGATAAGCCCGTTGGCTAGATTACTAGATTGGTTAAGCTATAAATACCGTGTGCTTTTTATCGTTAGTGCAGGTAACCATTCAAGTGACATGGAATTGGGAATGGATTTTTCAACTTATGCTGCTTTGCCTAACGATAAAAAGAATAAGTTTGTTTATAATTATATTTCCGATAATATAAGGCGGTTACGATTTTTATCTCCAGCAGAGAGCATGAACTCACTAACAATAGGATCTATTTTTTCCGATAATAACGACGGTACTCCGCTGTACAACATGACTAATCTTTGTGCCGATAATGTTCCATCCATGTATGGATCATACGGTAGAGGAATTAACAACGCCGTAAAGCCAGATATTTTATATCCAGGTGGCAGAAGTTTTATCAGAGAAGATGTAGCAAAAAGAGAAAAAGCCAAATGGGTGGTCTCTAACACCAGAAAACCCGGTATCCAATCAGCGTATCCCAATATATCTCGACAGGGACTAGGAGCCATTGGGTACACATTTGGAACAAGTAATTCTGCCGCACTGATTTCAAACAAAGCAGCGGAGTGCTATGATGTTTTAAATGGCGTGTTCATTTCTGAAACTGGTGAAAGTGTTCCCTATGATTATGTGGCAGTTATTCTTAAAGCAATGCTTGCGCATGGTGCATCTTTGTCGGAACTACAAGATGATTGCATAGATTATTTAAGTTTATCTGGTAGACAGATAAAAAGTGATATTCATAAAATTGGGGGTTATGGCGTTGCCGACGTTGAAAAAGTAAAAGAATGCACTAAAAATCAAATTACGTTGATTGGATATGGCGATATTAAGCAAAATCAAGCTTTTCTCTACTCCATTCCTTTACCTTTCAATTTTCACACCCAAAAATACAAACGCAAACTTACAGTTACGCTGGCATACTTTTCACCTATTCATCCGTCATCAATTAAATACCGCGAAAAGCAAGTGTGGTTTACTTTAGACAATGGTAAGAATATTGCAGGTAAACGTGCAGAATATGACTACAAGGCAGTTCTAAGAGGAACACTGCAACATGAAATTTTCGAAGCAGAAAGCATCCAAGTCTGGGATGAAAACAATTCACTAACAATTAAGGTGAATTGTCGAGGCGATGCTTCTGATTCAGATGCTGATGTCTTAATTCCATACGCTTTATTTGCAACTTTTGAGATGGCTCCGGAATACAACATTGATGTTTATCAAACCGTAGTAGATAAAGTGAGAGCAAAAAATATCATTGCGCCAAATACATAATAAGTATTTTAAGTGTAAAGACATTTGTTTCGCGAAAAAAAACAGCACGAATGCAACATATATCGCATTCGTGCTGTTTTTTATTGTTAATAGAATAAGACCGCCGAAACGGCATTAATAGCTTTCCGGCAGTCTTATTCTGATCTTAAACACATGACCAAACCAAACAATGTTAGGTTCGTATGTGCGTGTTATGGTGGAGCATGGCAAGCAGCATACGAACCCTTCACTGCCACCTTTTTCTTCTGATTCTGTCAGCGATAGTGTTCGCGAACCACCGCTATAGTTGAAATTAAGGTCGATATGGTCGTCATACAGGAATACAGAGTTGACAAAAGTGTTGATGAGCTGCTTTTGGCATTCTCTGTCCTTATAATTTTTATTTTTGAATTGACCTAAGAAGTATTTTATGTGATCCCTCGTAAGTCTGAATCCGGATGCTAATTCTTTCTCGGCAATAGAGGCGGTCAGTTCTTTTTGCTGTGCTGTCAGCTCATCCATACGCGCTTTTGTTGCCTCGTTGAAAATGCCCAGCTCAATAGCGTGTAGCAAATTCTTTATTGCCGCTTCAACGCGTGACAGTTCCTTTTGCAGTGCCTCGACTTCCGCTTTCGTAAAATCCTGCTTCTGATAGTATTCCCATGTACAGTCTGTGATGAAGTCAATCAGTTCATCGTTGCTTACGAGTTCGATTGCCGCGTTCAGCACTGCGTCCTCAATCTGTTCCTGTCTGATAGCTTTTTTATCGCAAGCGGATTTCCCTTGCCTTTTATGCTTTGTGCAAAGGTAGTAATTGTGTTTTGCACCGGTATGACTTGTCCCGCTCTCGCCCGCCATAGGTGATCCGCATTTTCCGCAGAACAATTTATCCGTCAGTATATATTCAGCGCGACTCCATTTATGCGATGGGGCGCGCTTATTTACTTTAAGCAATGCTTGCACCTTTTGGAAAGTCTCGTCGTCGATAATGCGCGGTATTCCTCCCGGAATTCGCTTATCCTTGTACGTGTACACGCCCGTGTATTTTTCATTCTTCAATATTCCGCACAGGCTGTTTTTCGTAAAAGGTGTTCCGCGCGATGACCGTAATCCGAGACTGTTGAGATGACGGACAATTTCCGGGGTTGTACTGCCGCTCGCATACATTTCAAATATCATCTTCACTGTTGGAGCGGTATTAGGGTCTATAACGTATTTCTTATCCGGTCCGGTTGAGTATCCGAGCAGATTCGTTCCGCCCAACACCTGACACTTCTCTGCACTCTCAGCGCGTCCGCGACGAACATTTTGCGAAAGCTGGAGAGAGTAATATTCTGCAAATCCTTCAAGTACGCTTTCAAGAATAACCCCTTCTGGTGAGTCCGGGATTTTCTCTGCGATGTATTCGACGCGGACACCATTCTTTTTGCATTTCAGCTTGTTGATGGTCAGCTCTTCACGGTTCCGACCGAAACGGTCCACCTTCCACACGAGGATGACGCCGAACTGCTTCTTCGCCGTGTCGTGTAGCATAGCCTGAAACTGCTCGCGGCTGTCTGTACGTCCGCTTTTAGCACGGTCTATATATTCGTGAACGATAGTATAATCATGCGCTGCGGCATATGCCTGAGCTGCTGCAAGCTGCCCTTCAATCGACTGTTCCGTCTGACTGTGCGATGAATACCGAGCATATACAACCGCGATTTTGTCACGGCTGTTATGTTCGGATTTTTTATTTCCGGGAAGGTTGAAGTTGATTTCAGCGGGCATAATTATTTCTCCCAATGATGTCCACAGTCGTGGCATATACACATGGAACGATACACGGTATGTATCTTTTCATTGGAGACAGTTTTTGTTGTGGATCGCGTTTTATCCTTTCGCCCTTTAAGGGATTGAATTATGAGGCGCGGGATAAAAGCAACACACCAAAAGAGCATGTCAATCATCCACCACCACCAACCGATGCATATCCACCAAAGACAGCCATGACCTTTTTGAGTTACACTTTTGGTCTTAGATTTCGTCTTTGTAGTTTTACCCGTAGTTTCTTGCACGAGCTGCACATCTACGTTTTCACTACCGCATTTCGGGCAAGTCATAGTCCTTCTCCTTTCATTTTCCGAGCAGCTCAGTCGCATTTACAAGTAACTGAGCCTGCTGTATTACGCTCATTTTGCGGAACAGATTTATCAGTTCAGTTTCTTGCTCAGTCAAATGAGAATTACCATTCATTATGGTAACAGGTGCATTCGTGTTTCCGATAATACCGTGATTGTCCTGAACTGTCTGTACACTTACAGTTTCATCGCCCAGAAGAGATTCTGGTGTTACGTTGAAATAATCAGCAATTGCTTTTAGTTTTTCCGGACGAGGCACCGAGCCATTCTTCCAGCCTGTAATAGACGCTTTACTAATCGACAGTCCCGGAATTTTTTGAGGCATAGACGATATGGAGAATCCGTCCTTTTCGCATAGCAGCTTTATCTTTTCATACGTGGTCATAATGTCATCCTAACTTTTCTTAACTTTTTTCGGAAAACCACTTGACAACCTAACTATAATGTGCTATACTTAACTCAACCTAACAGAGAGTATAACAAAAACACCTCTGGAAATTATGGTTGTTTTTCAGTGGTTCGAGTTTTGTGCTATTTGATTCAGTGGCATGAACTATTATAGCACAAAACCGAACAAAAGTCAAGTATAACGAACTAAAAAGGAGGCTTATGTTTGGAAAAGTTTTTTTCGTGCGAAGAAATAGCCGTGAGATATACGGTAAAGATTACCACTGTTTGGGAATGGATTAGACGCGGTGATCTTCCCGCTATCAAAATCGGTAAGCAGTATCGTATCCGCGCAAGCGACCTTGAAGCGTTTGAACGCGATAAACGCACCGGATTGATTGAATGTCACGATGAATAAAATCGACATCTCTCAAATACCGTCATCCGAACAGCGCAATCTTGCAAAAACATTTCTCGCTGCAATGGAACGGTTTTACAGTGATCCGAAAAACGTGCAGGCGTTTGAGGACTGGAAAAAATCACAGGAGGTCAAAAATGCTGACCAAAGAAGAACGGCGAATGATAACCGCGATAACTGCGGCGGCAATGATGGTGTCGCTGTCGTCGGCGGTGTCTATCGTCAAGAATCTATCATCCCCAAAGGCAGAGACTCATGTTTATCTGCCACAAACGGCTGATACGATAGCACCATCGTCTCAGTCGAAGCAATCCCCGGTTTGTATGCCAATCAGCTTTCCGGACGCGAAAGAAAACAAAAACACTGTTTCCAATTTATCTTATGTTGAAACAGCAGTCTTGGAATCGGAAGCAACATACATTTCCGAAATTCCACTTTCAGAAGAGCTTCAGACCGTTATGCAGGATGCTTGCTTAGAATATGATGTGCCTTATGCGCTTGCACTTGCAGTGTGTGAAGCAGAAAGCTCTTTCCAGCCTGACGCAGACAGCGGTACCTGTTGGGGGCTTATGCAAATCAATCCGGTCAATTTCAATTGGCTGCGCAATGAGGGCATAGAACCCACAACTTACGCCGGAAACATTACAGCGGGTGTGTATATGCTCGGTCAATTACTGGATACTTACGAAGATACACACAAAGCTCTCATGGCTTATAACTGCGGAGATATTGGAGCATCACGCTTGTGGGAATGCGGATACCTAACAAGCACTTACTCAGAAAACGTAATCGAAAAAAGTGATAAATGGCAAAAAGTCATTATTGATAACATCACAGGAGGAAAAAATCATGTTGGAAATTAAAGTAACCGTTGTAATCCCCGGAATGCCCGAAGCAATTAATAATCTTGCACAGGCACTTACAAATTCAAGCGTACCGGCGCACCCGAGAACAGTACAGAACATTTCTATTGAAACTATTCCTAAAACAGTTGCAGAACAGCCCGTGGTAGTCCCTCAGCCAAACACGGAAATTACTCCCGAACCTATCACTGCCGAGAGCACTCCGGTTGTCCAGACAACTCCTATCGCGCCTGCTCCGACTCCTGCTCCCGCTACAAACGCTAAGAAGTATACCCGTGAAGAAATCGCCAAAGCCGGCTCCGCTCTTGTAACACAGAACAAGATGCCGGAACTGCTTGCCTTGCTTCAGAAGCACGGAGTCGCGTCAGTTGCACAGCTTAAGCCCGAACAGTATGACGCGTTTGCCGCTGACCTGATAGCCATTGGCGCGGCGTTATAAGGAGGCAGGACAAATGCCCTCTCCTAACTCACATGCGCTTCTGAGCGCGTCTGCGGCTCACAGGTGGCTCGTCTGCACTGCTGCTCCGCTTTTTGAATCACAGTTTCCGTCCAGTACAAGTGAGTACGCAGAGGAAGGAACGCTTGCGCATGAATTTTGTGAGCTGTATGTCAGGAAGCACTTCACCGTTATGAGCAGACGTACCTTCAATGCCGAACTGAAAAAGCTACAGGCAAATCCCCGATACAACGAAGAAATGCTCACAACGGCGCAAACTTATCTTGACTATCTCAAAGAAAAAGCAATGAATTTCGGTTCTGCACCGTATGTAACTCCGGAGGTCAGAGTGGACCTGAGCGACTACATTCCGGACGGATACGGAACGTGTGACTGCGTTATGATTGGCGGCGATACGCTACAGATTGTTGACTACAAGCACGGTAAAGGTGTGCCGGTATCCGCTGAAAACAATCCTCAAATGCGTCTGTATGCACTTGGCGCGTTAAAAATGTTCAGTGCGATATACGGCGATACAATTCAGACAGTGTCAATGGCTATCTGTCAGCCGCGTTTATTCGCCGAACCGAGTGAGGAAACAATTTCCGTTTCTGAACTGCTTGCATGGGGCGAATGGCTTAAACCCATTGCGCAGGAAGCATATACCGGAAACGGAAAGTTCGTCCCCGGTGAGCATTGCAAGTTTTGTCGTGGCAGAGCACAGTGCCGGGCGCGCGCTGAACAAAACACTGCACTGGAAGATTTCAAGGACTGCATCCCGGTTAATAAAGCAAGTGATGAGCAAATTGTAGCAGCGGTTCTCGGTAACTCCACACGTCCAAACGGTGAGTCTCCGCTTCTCACGGACACCGAAATCGGTGATTTACTTACACGCGGTGAAACACTGGTAGCATGGTACAACGACTTAAAGGAATACGCCCTTGATACTATTCTTAAAGGAGGAACCATTCCCGGATACAAAGCTGTTGAAGGTCGAAGCAACCGCACATTTAAGAACGCCGACGTAGCAATGCAAATTGTTGTGCAAGCGGGATTCGACGAAGCTGTACTTTATGACCGAAAGCCGAAGTCACTGTCGGAGCTTGAAAAACTGCTTGGCAAGAAGAAGTTCGCGGAGCTGCTTTCCGGTCAGGTGTACAAGCCTAAGGGTTCACCTACACTCGTGCCGATGTCTGACAAACGTGAGGCTTATAATTCGGCAGTTACTGACTTCTCAGATGTAACAGCGGGTGAGCAAGCATGAGTCGCGTTATCACTATCCATTACCCAACGGGTTGGATTCAGCTGCTGATCCCCGATTGGCTTGATAGAGCAAGTATGAAGAACATTCGTCTTGCGCTAACATTCATAGCTCGAAACCAGTGCGACAACACGGAAACAATTGAAGAACTCGACAGATTCTTTCCCGATTGCATTGAAAACTTGAAAAATGAGTGGGCTAAAGCAAGCCGTGAATATCGGGACGGTTATCGTCTCTTTGATAAATGGCATTGTTCAAGTACTGAGCGGAAAGCCATCGAAAAGAGTAACAGACAGCTGCTCAGCTCAGTGAAAAAAGCAAAAGCACGACATGATAAAATGTGCAAAATCAAAGTATTATACGACGCGTTAAAAGAAAAATATTTTATTGATTAAGGAGAAATGAATTATGTATCAGAACGACCCTATGAAAGTGCTTACCGGAGAAGTCCGCTTGTCTTACGCGCACCTCACGCAGCCTTACGCTAATCCAAAACAGCCCGGTGCGAAACCGAAATACTCTGTCACGCTGCTGATCCCGAAAACCGATGTTGCCACGAAAACGGACATTGAGCAGTCGATTGAAGCCGCCGCGCAGGATGCGGTTTCCAAAAAATGGGGCGGTTTCAGACCTCCGCAGCTCAAATCCGTGCTCCGTGATGGAGACGGTGTCAGACAGGATGGAACACCGTTTGGCGAGGAATGCAAAGGGCATTGGGTAATGACGGCGTCCAGTGAACAGCCTCCGCAGGTTGTCGGAATGGACAACATCAACTGTCAGCTCGCACCGCAGGACATCTACAGCGGCATGTATGCACGTGTTACGGTTCGATTCTTCGGCTACGCTAATTCCGGTAACAAGGGCGTCGGCTGTGGACTTGGAAATGTGCTTAAAACACGCGATGGCGAACCGCTTTCGGGCGGTGCATCTGCGGCATCAGATTTTGCCGGAATCGGGCAGAGTATTGCACCTACACAGGTAGCGAATGCATATGGTACCGCTCCCGCTTATCCGATTGACCCCATTACCGGAATGCCTCGATAAAGTAAATGGCGTAAAAGCGCATGGCATATTCCGGTCATGCGCTTTTCTACAAATCTGAGCAAAGGAGAAACAGCTATGTATACGTATCTGCATCATTTAAGCATTGACCTTGAAACATATTCGAGCATCAACATTAAAAAGGCTGGCGCACAAGCGTATATACGCAGTCCGGATTTTGAGATACTTTTGCTTTCCTACAGTGTCGATGGCGGTCCGGTAAAAACTATTGACCTCACTGAAACGCGCGAAATTCCGCAAAACATTACCGATATGATTTTTAATCCGGCATACGTGAAACACGCTTTCAACGCGGCTTTTGAGTGGGGATGCCTTTCCCGGTACTATAACACGGAACTTGAACCGAGACAATGGCATGACACTATGTTACATGGACTTTACTGCGGCTATACGGCAGGCTTGGACGCGACGGGTAAAGCTATCGGTTTGCCGGAAGACAAGCAGAAGCTGAGAATCGGCAAGTCGCTTATTCAGTACTTTTGCGTTCCTTGCAAGCCAACAAAGGCTAACGGTGGGCGAACACGAAATCTTCCGCGTCATGATCCCGATAAGTGGCAGCTCTTTAAAGAGTATAACGCGCAGGACGTTGTAACGGAAATGGAAATAGAATCCCGTTTATCGAGCTTTCCGGTGCCTGACAGCGTGCAGAAGCAGTGGGAAACCGACCTTATTATCAACAACAGAGGCGTTGCAGTTGACATGGACTTTGTCAGAAGCGCACTTTACCTCGGCACGGTAATGAATGAACGGCTGAAAGCGGAAGCTGTCGCGCTGTCCGGCTTACAGAATCCCAACAGCGTCAAGCAGCTTACAGCATGGCTTGAAGGTGAGACTGGCGAAGAGATATCCAACTTACGCAAGGAAACAGTAAGCAAATTGCTTGACCGAGACGAAAACAGCGTGGCGGCGAAACGGATGCTTGAAATCCGTCAGGAGCTTGGCAAAACGTCCATGAAAAAATACGACGCAATTGAAAACGCTGTGTGTGAAGACGGCAGAGTTCGCGGACTGCTACAGTTTTACGGTGCAAACCGGACCGGTCGCTGGGCAGGACGATTAGTACAGGTGCAAAACTTACCCCGTACATACACTGATCCTCTTGACCTTGGGCGTGAGCTGGTTCGTGAACGAAAGCTCGACAATCTTCGTGTCTTGTATGGAAGCGTAAACGACACGTTATCACAGCTTATTCGCACGGCTTTTGTTGCCGCGAACGGTCGTGTGCTCATTGATGCGGACTTTTCGGCGATTGAGGCGAGAGTAATATCATGGCTTGCAGGTGAGGAATGGAGACTTGACGTATTCCGTAATGGCGGCGATATTTACTGCGCGTCAGCTTCACAAATGTTTCACTGCAATGTTGTCAAGGGTGGAGAAAACGGACATCTAAGACAAAAAGGCAAGGTTGCGGAGCTTGCACTCGGATATCAGGGCAGTACAGGCGCGTTAATCAATATGGGCGCCTTGGACATGGGCATTCCGGAAGAGGACCTTCCTGATATTGTGCGCCGTTGGCGGGAGGCAAACTCAAAGATATGTGACCTTTGGTATGCTTTTGACAATGCCGCTGTCTCTGTTGTCGCGAATGGAGGCTATGCACGCGTTGGGTGCTGTACGTTATCACGCGAATATGACACGATGCAGGGGCGAACCTGTCTCACAATTGAGCTACCTTCCGGCAGAAAACTATTCTATGTTGATCCGGCTATCGGTGAAAACAAATGGGGAAACCCGTCCATTTCATATGCGGGTGTTGACCAGACATCGAAAAAGTGGACTCGCGTTGAAACCTATGGCGGCAAGCTCGTCGAGAACTGCGTACAGGCAATAGCACGTGACTGTCTTGCGCACTGCATTGAACAACTCGAATCAGCAAGTTTCCCGGTTGTCTTCCATGTACATGACGAAGTGGTTATCGAAATTGAACCGTTTGCAGACGATAAATCAATGCTTAATACTGTTGTTGCTATGATGTCATGCCCGATTCCGTGGGCTGAGGGTCTTCCGCTGAACGCTGATGGTTGGGTAGGACATTACTTTAAGAAAGACTGAGAGGTTATATACATGAAAATCGTAAAACCGTATACTGAAATTCTGACTCCGATTGACCGTGATTCCATACTTAAACACATCGAACTCTGCGGACGCACCTGTTATAAATCTGAAGACCTCATTAAGGATGAATCGTGCTACACGTTTGCGAAGAAGCTCATCGCGCGAAATCATGAATCAGTGCTTGAACATGTGAGCATATCCGTAAAGTTTGTATGTGACCGGGGCGTTTCTCATGAGATCGTTCGCCACAGGCTTGCTTCATACAGTCAGGAATCGACACGCTATTGTAATTACAGCAAGGACAAGTTCGACACCGAGATTACTGTGATCGAACCTTGTTTTCTTTCGAGAAATACAGACGGCTGGATGCTGTGGGAAGAGGGATGCCTCGCCGCCGAAATGTCTTATTTCAATCTTCTTAATTATGGTTGCTCACCGGAAGAAGCGCGTTCAGTTCTCCCCAACAGTCTGAAAACAGAATTGGTTATGACAGCGAATATAAGGGAATGGCGGCACTTTTTTAAGCTGCGCTGCGCCTCTGCCGCTCATGTACAAATGCGCGAAGTGGCAATTCCGCTTTATAAAAATTTTGCTAATGCGCTGCCGGAACTTTTCGGAGATATTGGTTGGGAGAAATGATTATGCTCAGCCTACAACAGCTGCGAACCATACAAAAAAGACTTTCGCCCGAACTGCGGTACAAAGACGGAAAAAACGAAAAAAATGAATATGGAGATGGATTATGAAAAAACAGTGTAAAATCTGCGGCAAGGTTGCTGAAATGCTCTCG